CAGGGGAACGGCTGTATCCGTTGCTGAGGAATAGCTGTTGTTATTTGAACTGAACCCCAGATTCCCGTATGGCTGAGAGGTTGAAAGTGGCGGGTTAGCCGCCGCTGATGCCGGAGGCATTTCACCAATAGACAGAGACTGGCCCTGTGACCTCACGCCGTTCCAGTCGCGAAGATAAATCGGAATTACTGGCGTTTCCGGGGTGTTGCCAGAACCACCAATGACAGGGATATCCTGATCGCTGTCGAATCCGGGCGTACAGGCCATCGGGATATAGTTTGCATCACAAAAGACAATGCCCGGCGGTCCAGGAATTTCTACGATCTCAACATTACCAATTTGTACGCCGCCCATTGGCGTACCAGAGATATAAGGAATACGCCGAGAATCTGTAATCGCCCACGGCACCGCATTCCCGCCAAGAGCTGCAACCTCTGCCCTTGCCAAACCAACAGCCCCCAGTCGGTTGGTCGTCAGCGGTGCTTTTCCGTCAGCATCAGCAAGCGCGTGAACGATTTCCACGCCCTCTTCATCATAAAGCGGTTCTTCAACTGTTACACCTGCCAGCTGTGCTGAGTTGGCTGCTTTATTTACCTGCTGCTGGGATGGCATTTTTCGACCAGTAGCTGCCAGCGCTCCACTGTTGTTGATAACCTCAATGGCAAGAGCAGTATCATCAGGACTGCGGTAATACGTTACGCTCCCCTCAGGGATATTAGCTATATCCGCCTGCGCTTCAGCCAGTGTCATATACTGGCGACTGAGTGGAATAAGGTTTCGACGAGTTTCATCCACAACAGCTTCACTATCAATAGCGATTTGTTCTCGCTGGTCTTCAGCTTTTTTCTGAATGCCTGATAGTGAGTCCCACTCTACGCCTGTTCGAGTGGTAACAGTTAATTGAGGCCCATTAACAAAATCATCTATTGTCGCGTTATTATCCCAGGCATCGCGCATGTCTGAAGACGGGGGTGGGTTCCCCGTATTATATTGAGACATATAATTACCTATTTTAAAGTTCAGGAGGTTCCGGCCATTGAATGCCTGGGGCATTGTTTACATCTATCGCCTGAAGATTTTTAATATATTCAACCCATTTTTTCAGGCTATCTTTATCAGAATCAGAAATTGAACCAAGCAGCAATTCGGTTTGCCAGAAGTTGATTTTTTCGTGAGCTTCCTGCAAAAGTTCTCTTTTGTTATTACTGGCTAATTTCACTTCAGCCGCATGCTGTGCTTCAGTATCTGTTACCCAATTATTACCATTCCACCTGTCATAAGGTGTTAACGGTTTTTGTGTTGTTGTATTATCAGGATAACCACCAAGCGAATGCACCTCCATTTCAATACCCGTCTCGATGGAATATACTGTTTCTCCGCGTCGGTCTTCAATATATACCCACGTTGATGAAATTACATCACGACAGATTGCATACCCTTCTTTTGGGCTGTCTGGTTTATCGATGGTTGAATTTGCGGGTATCCCAACCCCAACAGCCAGATATTCAGTGGATTCCCCAGTAAACTCCAGCGATTCTCCATCAAAATTAAAAACAACAATATCACCAGCTACCGTAGCAATCAGATTACTATCCAGTTTTGCTTTCGTCATTATGCAGCCCTCACAATATAGTTAAATGCGACGTTATGCGGCCGGTTCTCATTAGCCGTTGGGACCTGAGACGCTGCGTTAAACTTCAGATTGCGGAATTGAACGGAACTACCCGAGCCAAGAGGCACAAGATTAAAGCCAGTGCCATTATATGCAAGAACCCCCTCAGATGAGTTCGCGTCCTCTGTCCAGACGTTAGCCACGCTCCCTGTCATTTGACGGATTGCGTCTCCCTGCATGCTTAATATTGCACGTCCACTGTCAAGCCCCCTTCCGTCATCCCACCCCCTCAAAAACTCACCCCGTAAGTCTGGAAGTTTTCCCGCAGGATAAGCTTTAGCCAGTAATGGATAAGTGCTTGTATTGAAATTTGCGCCATTGCATTTTAACCATCCAGCAGGTGGCGTTTCGGCAGGCCACGGCATAGGAATACCAGCCGGTACGGATCCGTTTACAATGGCTTGCTTTAATGCCGTTACAAAAGCTGCACTATTTCCGTTATCCAGAATATCCTGTAATAAGGTATCTGATACAAACTGCGCTAAGCCAGATGCTATGAAGGTTGCCTGTCTGATTGCTTTATTTACCTGAGCTGATGAAGCTTTACCGGATGTAAACCCACTGGTTACAGCAGGTAAAGTTTTCCAGTCAGATTGAGGGGTAACATTTGCATTACTCCCCGTTGCGAAAGATAGAAAATCATTAGTCGCCATTTAAATATCCACTCCCCACGCTCCGGAATCAAACCCAGATATATATTCGTTGTTAACATCAAAGCCAAAGAAGGTGTTCCCCCCATCTGATGGCATTTGCATTTCTTTAACCTTTACTCCTGCGGCCTTAACCGTGAGATATCCATTTTGTATAGCCCACCATAATTCTGAATTAACCTGGTCGATCGGATTCAAGTCATATCTTGAAGGTATATATCCAGCAGGAATAGCAACAAATGGTCCTTTATTGACTGCGCTATCAAATATCATTCTATCGATATCACTAAGCACAATTGAGTAATCGGGCAAAATCCAGATGGATATCGACATATCCTGATTGTCAATAATCGCCATGCGGATACCTGAACCAACAAGGGCGCTATCGAGAATATCTGGTAAGGTATCGTTCTGGCCGTTCCAGTGATTTATCGCAATTTTTACTTTAAGTACCAGCCGATACACTTCATCGCTAAGGTCAAGATAACCATCATCCGGATCGAATGGTCCCTGCCACATCCCCTGGTCCCATCCCAGTTTTTCAGTATCCCAGGAAAAATAAACGCCAGAGATAGGTGTGCTTACCCTTCGTTTACGTCCTATCCATTCACCAAGGATATCTAGTTGCTTACCAACTGCCGTATCAATATCAAACGCCGAGATCATTCCTGTCATCGTTTGGGAGATATCAATAAGGGGGCGCGTGGAAAGATCCACATGAGCAAAGAATTTCGGCTTTCCGGCGTGATAGTTTGATATCCGGTCAGTGTATTTGCTCATAGCATCACTTCCAGATGAATATTATCGATACTGCAGGATGCGGAATGGTCGTAGGCAATCACGACGTTAGCAGCGGCTACCGTAGCAGCAGAGGTTCCGATCAGCAATTCGGTAATGTCGTAATACCGTGAGTTACCACCACTGACCACCCCCAGATTCGCCGGGGAATAGACACGGCTTATCACCACGTTCGCTCCTATGGCAAGGGAGTTGATGTACGCCGCTACAGCAGCTTTTATTTCATTGCCTACCTGTGAGGTATACCCCGTCAGAGGTTCGATCGTAATGCTGACAAAAATAGGCACATCAACCGGGCGCGAGAATCCGACCGGGTGAGGACTACCGTATTTATCCGGCACTGAAATTATTGTGCTGCCGTATGGCGTCGTTCCCTGGTCTTTTACGCCACGAATAGTGTTTGCAATCTCCGTAGCGTCTCCACCTTCCACGATGGCGGCTATTGAGTGCGGCGGCAGGCCATTAGCATCAGGCACGTCCTGATCGTTCTCATACAACTTGTGACGACTGACGCCCTTAATATTCGCTATTGCACCGTCTACTGCTTCAAACGGCGTGAGAGACGGCAAGGCAACGCTCTGCGACTGCCTGATGCGAAGTTCTGAATCTTTTTCTGCAGCTGTGCCGACAGTAGCCGCCAGCGGGTTATTTGCCGATGACCAGCCCCGCGTAGGCGTGTTGATTTTGTTCACCGTTCCCGCCAGTGCTGCTATAGCACCGGAATTTGCACAGGTGGCAGTAGCAACAATCGTCCCATCAATACCGATTGATACGGTTGGAGGTAGATTCCAGATAACCCCGTTTGCATCCTTCACTGAGCCGTTGGTGATTGAGGTTCCTGCAGTACCGGTTAACAACAGGTCTACCGTTGAATTCGTCGCCTCACGGCGTTCTATCCCGTTAATTTTTACGTTGCTTGACAGCCCCACGCCGATCCCGGTTGATGGCGAGAAACTGTTATATACCTGAATAGCGGTGTTATTGGCGTCATGAATTGCCAGCGCCACCAGCGCGATTAGCTGACCATCTTTACTATCCGGATCGATATAAGCATCAATGCCGTAAATCTGCTGAAAATATCCCGTCACAGTAGACAGGATGGTTTGATAGTCAGGCGCACTTATCCCCTCAGCGGTTACCGTTGCCGATAAGCCGAGAGATTCAAGGTCCAGAGCCATTACGCCTCCGAGGTTACTGTCATTGTCCCGTAGATGGTTTCCACCGTTGCTGTGAACGTTACGCGCCGTGTGCGGCTGTCAACGGTAGTATTAAAGTTGGTGATGGATTTAACCCCGCGCGTTTCAAGAATGCGTTTTCGAATAGCGAGGTTATAGGTTTCTGGCTTGTGCTTACCCAGGACGGATTGTATCCAGGGTGTTCCTTCTGTCGTATCGAGGAACCATTCGCCGTACCAGAGCAGGAAGCGCGTTTTAATGGCCTGCGCGACGGCCTCCGGAGAGTTAACCAGCCAGGTATCATCACCCTGACCAAACGTATAATCCCCGTCATCATCTTCACGACGGTAGCGCATGTTATCCCCCTAGTGGGTCTGTATTACTGCCTCCTGATTCAACGCCGCCGTGCATGTGCTTATCGACAATGGAACCATCCACCAACTGCAGGCGCCCATCCGGGAGGATTTTCAGGCCATTCAGATTAAAGCCACCTGGCGCGGTACCGTTGATTTCACCACTCGAAGGATTAAGGCTCAGCTTCGTACCGCCATCATCGCTACGGAGTTCTACCGCGCTGCTACTGATACCACTGATTTTCTTTGCCTGTGATTGTGGGCCGACCATGCAGAACGCATCAGATAAGTCATGCATCCTGTCGTCTACCGGCTCCTGAATGCCGCCGCTTTGCCACCAGAAATCGATACTCCGGTCAGCAAAAATAACCAAACATTCATCGCCTTTTTTCACCGGAAAGGTAAGAGAGCAACCGCCGCCGCGAGGAAACATGACAGGTACGTCGTTTAACACCGAGAGTGCCGTTGACTCGCCGTCTGAAAGTCCAAGAATTCCTAATTGGATAGTTGCGGTAACCGTCTCAGCATCGAACGATTCAACCGTTCCCGGAAGCGCTACGCGCAACACAGAGGAAACTTGCTTTTTGAGCTGGTTGAGCGTCTCCTGCTCGCCAGCAACCTGAGAATTTAGTGGTACAGGCATTTTTTCTCCAGGTAATAAAAAACCCGCACCTGGCGGGTTATGTTGGAAACATTGTGATTTCCACAACGCTTTGATTATCGGCGGTTTCTATTCGCCAACGTCCACTCAGCCTCAAGCCTTGCAGACTCGTCGCACATCTGCCCTATGAAATCTATCTGGGCCGTTCTGAGCTTTTTGTGGTGACATACAACATACCCGCGACGAAGTAGCATTTCAGTATGCCCCTCAAGGCTCGTCAGAAACTCATTAGGTTTGACTGCTGTTGCTGAGACTATGTACCCATCACGGAAGGTGAATATGACCTCACCGCTTGCGGATATTGGGATCATCGGCATCACCGGGGGTTGTTCTTGCTTGTTAAGCAACTCACCCTCAAGAGGAACGCGAGCAGCTAATGAAAGCGCCTCTGTAAATTGCTCCTCATTGATATCTTTGTAGCTGCAGCCAAAGTGAGATTTCAGCGATGACCACATGGTGATAATGGCCCGTGCCTGATTTTCCTTTGGCAACGCATGTCCGCGTGTCAGCACCAACTGCTTAATGGCTTCCTGCTGGTCAGAGGTAATTTTACCCGGCGTTGTTTTCACAGTTTTGCGCGGATTAATGACCTGACCTTTAGTCCAGTATTCGTAGAGAACATCGTCGCACTCTTCTTGATACTGGATCACTTTGTCGCGGATCTCAGGGCGAACCTTGTTAGGGCTAATGGTGCTCAGCCACCCTGCTAATTTTCGCAAGGCAAGACAGGTAATTGAACGGCGTTGAGTATCGCCAGGGAGCTGAATGGTCATTTCCACCACGCAGGTTTTAAATCGCTGATTCAACTTTCTAAATTGGGATTTCCAGTCCAGGCCCATACCTTCAACGATAGGCTTCATCGGGGTGTACGGTTCGCCATTGTGATTGACAATGTAAAGATGCGCCCCGTGAAAAGGCACGTTGATTGTACGATCTGCTGTTGCTACACTATTCATATCAGTTTTCTCGTGGTTAACTGGTAAATAAGAAGCCTCGGAGTGTTAGCGCACTGCCGGGGCTTCGTTCATTCTGGGCATTTAATACCGCGTCGTTCCACATACTCCCTCATTGCTCTGACAGCCTCCTTACTGAAAGATCGATCTGACTCCTTCGCTAGAGATTCCATGGCCCTCTCCAACCACTCAGGAACCCTCATAGTTTTAACTTTCATAAAAGTGTACTCATATGTATTAGGTATGTATACATATTATTTAGGTACGCATTGATAGTCAATAGGTACGCACGTAGACTTGCGTTATTGATTTGCTACACGGTGACAAATATGACCAAGCGCCCATACAAAAACCCGCAAGTTAACCTGAGGCTCCCGCAAGAGCTGAAAGATAGGGTTGCAGCTCTAGCTGAGCTCAAGGGGCGCTCCGCAAATTCGGAAATGGTTGACGCTATTAGCTTTTGGGTCGAAAGAGAAGAAAGGCTTCAAGAAGAGCTAATGTCTCGCAGGAGAGACATTATGCTAGCCAGGCAGTTCAGCAGTATCGAGGAACAGATCGAGTACCTAAAATCACTTGTCCGAGATAATGAGGACAAAAAGCCCACCTGAGTGGGCTTACTTTACCTTCACACAGTCGTATGTCCCAAAAACGCGAGGCTCGTCCATATTCATACGGACCGCTTCAACGTTAAGGATGGGTTTGCCATTACGACGTATGTAGTCCATACCCAACCAGCGGCCTGTATTTTTATCAGGAAGCATGATCTGAATCTTGACGTTGTCGTAGTCTTCCTTAGCCTTCAAGAAAGTGATTTTCTGCGACTCCGCCTTTACCCCATTCACTCGCATCCAACCATCATCGCCGGACTTAAGGTAAAAGTTTCCACACTGCAGAGCTGCCATTGACGAGAGCGGGGATGCAATGAGTAAAAACAACAAAGACGCCTTTACGCTGCTCACTATCCCAAATCCACCTTTCTGATCGTTGATTGACTCATAATGTCGGCAGAACCCTTGGCAATACACAGCAAATCCATATACCAGGCCTGCCCCCTTGTATCGCCATGATAGTCGATACTGCCGACAATGTAATCACCATCGGTATTAATAGAGGCTGGCTGCTGACTTACAGCGCCCGTTACTGTTCGGTTGCCATTATTGTCCTGTTCAGTGATCCACCCGGCAGAGTTACCAATTTCATCGGCTGAGAGCGCGGTACGATAAACCGACGCCTGATCCAGCCGAATAAGACCACCCAGCTTAACATTCGGGTTAATCAGTATACGGACGTTAACTCCGTTTCCCATGGTCTGCTGCGGCATGCCAATTAGCCCAGTATCAGCATTTAACACAATGGCCTCATGCAGATACTTATCCGGGGGCAGCATGTTGATTTGCCCGTCTTCATACCACCAGTTGGCCTTGCACTGGCGAGCAACGTCATCCATCGCCTCACGACTGGCTTTAAAAATGGTTCTGCCACGAGGGAACACTGTCGTAGGAAGCTCAGGAATACGCCCCAGGGTGATACCGTACGGCGCGTAATCTCTGGCGACCTGATTGAGAAACTCTGTCCACGTCCAACCGGCTGCAAGCGTAACGGTAGTTTGAGCGGCAAGATGCCCCTCCCAGCAGTCGATACACTGCACCAAAATCCAACTATCAGTCGGGTTGTCTTTCCCCTGAATGGTGAAACGAATATCACCAGAGAAGATCATACCGTAATTGGTGCCGTCAGGTTGTGATGCCTCACCTGCAGTGACATTACGAACTACCCCAACCTGGCTTTCATCAACGGTTGGCGGGATACCATCATACCCGGCGATAACCCTGATTTTAGAGAACTCCTGCCCCTGAATACGGTTGCAGGTCTCAGGGGTAAGGTTGTATACCTTAAAGTTACCTACGAAGCTGGCGAAGCTGTTCTGGGCCATCTTCTGAATATCGAATACCACTTTAAAATCAGACAGGGCAATTCCCTGTCCTTTGTCATCGAGCAGTTGCAGCTCGAAATGGCGCATCCAGTTTTGAGACATAATTACTCCGTGACCACCAGCAGATGACTGCCAGTGCCGAGATCGGTTTGAGTAGGGTAATCCTGCGTACTGTCGTCACAAATGACCGCCAGTTTAAAACCCAGATTTAGATAGGAATATTGAGCCAGAAGATCCGCGCCGGTTACCAAAGGAATACCCATGACTATGGGCTTTTCGCTGGCATCCATCAGATCGAGTATCCAGCACGGCTCGCGCCAGATAACCCGTATCTGATACGCAACACCTTCCAGCACAATACCGAATTGCTGATTATCCGGAGTCAGTGATATTTCGCTGATAACCATCAACCACCTCCGATAATTGACTTAAACTGCTTCCAGCCAGAACTAAGAAGCGATTCATTCTGCGCCTTCGGTGCTTTGGAGCCCGTATTAATCACAGATGAAGTATTAACACCCTCCTTCATGTCGGTTTTTTCCGCAACGGTGATGGTCTGCGTTTGGGTAATGATGACCTCTCGTAGCGTCAGCACCGCCGACAATACGTTTTCAGTAGTCCTGTCCGTTGTCACCTCAATCGCCCGTATCAGCATGTTGCTGTACAGCCGCTTGCCTGTTACCACATCAAACGGAACCCGGCTCCGCTGGATATCGATGATCTGCGCGTAGGTTTCGCTGGGGCTTAGCCCAAGATTAATTCCTAACGTCGTAGTGTCGGCGAAATCCAGCAACGAACCACCACCAGCAAAGCCGACTTCCATCGTTACCTCTGATGGGCGTCGGTATGCATGGTCAGAAACGGAACCTGTACCGGATGATGTTGGCCTTTCGACGGGGTGCTCTGTGATCTCCAGTGTGTCGCTGTGCTTCTCAGATACGACTACATCCGGAATGATGATGCCTATACGCCGACTTTGAAGATGAAATAGCGTGGAAAGGATATCCATTAGCCTGTTCCTCTCTGCCATTCTTGAAGCGTTCTGGAGTTAACCCCGGACTGGCGATCTGCAACTTCTCTCCCGGCTGCGCGTGGATCGGATACACCATGGATATTGATGTTCGTTTCCTGGTTAATCGTCGCCCCTGCAGCTTGTCGAGCCAGTGGACTTTGCCAATTTGAATACCCCTCTTTACGGGCCATAGACTGCATCAGGGAAGCCATCGTATTAGGGTTATTCAGATTCAATACGGCATCAGGGGAAACGCCCATCCAGCCAGCTACCTGTTTGGCGTAAAGCTGAGGATCGTTGTTATCGCCAGCAGGAGCCCAGGTACTCACGATATCCTGGACGGTTTGCAGCATCCGCCCCGTCGTTTTCCCGGTGAAATATCGCATCAGCTGGTTTTTCATCGCCTGCCATCCTTCCAGCGCAGAGCCAAAGGAACGGAAACCGTTACCACCTACCGGGCGGATATTCCCAGGGTTGTTGTTGCGGTCAGCCAGTGTTTTTTGCTCATGCTGATACCAGCCACCATCCTGGAACCGCTGTGTTACATCGTTCCATTTATCGATAAACCACTGTCTGGTTGATTCAGCGCTGCGCGTCACACCAGGTAAAGCGTCAGGCTGATCACTACCCTGCTTGAATAGTTGCTTACCAATACTGGCAGCATCTGACCAGCGACCATCTTTGATAGCGCTCAGCAGGTCACCAATCATGCTCAGCATCTTACTGAATTCGCCCATCTGGCTGATGAAGTTGCTGAAATCCCACTTCAGAGACCAGGATTTAGGGTCAATATTCAGAAGTTTTGCCAGTGCCTTACCCAGATCGACGACGGTCTGCCGGAGGTCTTTTACCATCTTCAGGGCGGCGTCTACTTCCGGCTTCCATTTCCCCCATTCAATCAGGCTTTTGCCGCCTTCTTTCCAGGTTTTATAGTCTTCCCATAGCAAAGCGATACTGGCAGCGAACGCAGTAACAAGCCCTATAGGAGACATCCAGAACGTGCTATTAAGTATCCGCAGCGCTACCGTTAATGCGCCAAACAGCGTTATCAGTTCCCGCGTCTGCTTATCCAGTGATTTCCACCAGTCCAGCAGATCAGAAGTCCCTTCCATCAGCCGGGAGAATAACCGGGCAATAAGGTCACCCAGCCACAATACTCCTTTGATAGCCGCCGTCAGCGTCTGCTCAATTTTCGGGAAGTTGTCGAGAATTTGACGGCGTAATTTATCCAGTGAACCAGCGAGGCCACCAGCCAGGTTAGCGCCGATTTTATCCCGCGCCATCCCTGCCATTTCACCGAACGACCGGAGCGATGTCATGAACCGGTTAGAACTTACTGCAGCCTGATCGGCGTTAAAGCCGATCGCTTTCGCCATAGCGGAATATTCGCCGGAGAACCCGCCGACACCGCGCCGCATCGCCATCAGGGTGTTTTCATCAATACCCAGCATGCTGGCGTACTGGTTAGCCCGGTAATACGGCATGCTGCTAAGCTTCTGGCCTACCCCGGTGAAGATGCTCGCCATATCGCGCATATTGCCGCTGGCGTCGCGTGTTTGCACACCCAGACGGTTAAGGAAGCCCTCCGCACCGGGATTAGTTCTGATAAACCGTGAAAGGCTCTCCAGCGAACTAATCGCCGAGTCAGCGCTACCGCCAACCTGCGAAATGGCATAACTAACCTGTTTAAGCCCCTGTACCGTCGCGCCAGTGCGCTGGGAGGCCCAGTACAGCTTGTCAGATGCCTGGGCTATTTTTGCCGTAAAGGCGACAACAGAGAGTGCCGCCGCTTCAACGGCGAACCCGGTTTTAATGGCGTTAGAAGTAACCCCCGCCAGCACTGCATTAAATTTCCGCTCGCCGCTTTCATCGACTTTGAAGCCGAGCGACACGAGAAAATCTTTAATCGTCTCAGCGTTCATTCTCCTCTCTCCATCTTGCGATCCGGTACTCGTTGTCAGCCTTCAGATCCAGCCAGTCATTCATTCTGGCGATATCCGCCAGGTCAACCGAACCGTCTTTGAGCGCAGAGTAAGGGATGTACCCGGCATCCACCGGGCGCATCAGATAGTCTTCACCATCAGGCAAAGAATCCAGCGTCAGTCCGCTTTCTGGGTGGGCGTCGCGTTGTCGGGGAGTTCTGGCAAAAAATTTCCCAGACTATCGGCGACCACCCGCGCCACCAGTTGCAGCATGTCAAAGAGTTCGATGTCATCAAACATCAGCTCACCGCTGCGGAAGACTGGCGTCCATTGTTTGCCATTTTCACGCACCACCATAGTGAGACAAGGATGGATGATGGCGTTCGTGTCTTCTTCGGTGAGTTTTGACAGTTCGTCAGCGATACGCGGTAGCAGCGTGTTAAAAACCGGCTCCAGCTTATCCAGATTGCCGCTGTCCAGTTTGGTGGTTGCGGGTAGCATCGCTTTGATACTGGAGAAGTCAGCCATCAGGCCAGCGAGGATCGGTAATAATTTGCGGGATACCTTCAGCTGTTCAAATACGCCCAGCTTGTTGGCGCGGTAATTCACGCCTTTAATCGTACATTCCATCGGTTAAAATTCCCCAAGCAGTTCATCAATTTTGATGCAGTCAAACACCCATGCGACCGTTCCGGCGACTTTAGGGTTGTTCCAGTCTGGTTGTTTCTGGAAGGCCACACCGCGTGCAGTGGCGATATCACCACTTGCTTTGTTACGGACCACAATGACGTTATTCCCCCAGGTGGAAGAGGACTGGCTTTGCGCGTTGTACATCAGCGAAAGCTTTTTATTGACCGGGGAAGTTTTCAGCAACGTAACGGTAATCGTGCCGCTCTTACCGCCGTGAAGGCTGTGCATACCCTCACCATCTGCGCCGATGGTCATGGTGTTTTTTGCCTCGGTCATCGCAACCACGATCCCCTCTTCGGAGTTCGCTGAACCAGCACCAAGTTCAATAGCTCCCGTAGGACCAGCCAGGGAAGCCGAGATATCAAGAAACGAATAAGCAGACATCAGGACTCTCCTTAGCGAACCACTGTGATTGCCACGCTGCCGTAATGGACAGCACCAGCCAGTTTCCCGGCAACCTGAATCGGCACACCCTTACGCGCTTCGCGATCGACCTGTAACTGGTCATCAACGTTTTCCGCCCAGGTGTAATAGCCTTTCGTCAGCATGTCGCCAGTATTGAGCTGCCCCATCGGGCCACCCGTCCATTTGCCCGGCGCAAACAGGCCATTTTGCACGGCTTTATCGAGCACCAGCTCAATGTTCGCAATACGGGTAGTGGTTCCGGCGTCGGTCTGTGGGATTTTGGTTGTACTGGTATAGAGCGTGTTGAAGTCGGCAGTCTGTACCGCATTCTGTAGCCAGTCGAGGCCGTGACGCTCGTCGAAGAAGTCACCATTGCTCATGACGCCCTGCTCAAGAATCGCTGTATCGTTCTCGTAGTAGACGTAAACGTTACAGTTCTTCGCTTCCAGGTTATTGGCTTGCGACGTACCCAGCGTTTCGTAGGTGATGCCTGGCTCCTGTTTAAATTTCAGGGTGATCGTCGTGTTACTGCCAGTGAAATCAACAGTGAACGCACGCGCAAAGGCAGAGAGCGCGGCATAGCGGCTACTGGTTGAATACTGAATAAACGTCCGGCTGTATTTCGCGGCTTTCAGTTTTGAGGCCAGATCCGTAGTTGTCGCCGCATCCAGGATTGTCGCTTCATCAGTGGTAATGCCAAAGATACGGGAAACGGTAGACGCTTCAATCGCTGCGGAAACGGTGATGATAGTGGCGTCATCCGGATAGTCCGCTTCAGGTACTGCCAGATGCAGGCCGTACCATGCGTTGTAGTCCATCAGTGCATTGACCGCTTCAAGAAGCGTTTCAACTTCGCCAGCCTCGCCTGTTTCAAGCGTTTTCACCCAGCGACCGACATAAACCAGTGTCGGCTGTGGCTGCTGAGAGAACCAGATAATAGCGGCTTTATACTCTTCGCTTTCCACCCCGAAATCATCACCAATATCATCAGGCGATGAGTAAGCCCGGAGGCGTTCGGCGATCGGGATGACGGTTGAATCACCCAGGATAAGCATCGAGCCAAAATTGCGCCCCTGCGCGGCCCGTGCGGAAAGCGTCACCGTCACGTTAGTGATACGGTTAAGGGGAAGCCCTTTTTCCATTTTAGTCTCCGGTAACTATCGTGACGTTAGGGCCAACGATAGATTTAACGTTGTATGTACGGGTGTTTTTGCGGGAAAGGGTCACGGTCACATCGTACCGGCGCACCCACTGGTTATTGATTAATTCGGGGAGGTTTCGTATATCTCCGGCATCCACCAGCGACAAACCTGAGATTCGTCGAAACGTATCTGAGTTTTGCTCAATGAATATTCCGTCACGGAAGCGCGTAGCCATCGCAGAACCACCAGGGCCGTAGAAACAAAGCAGAACCTGAATCCCTTCCCACGACCATTGCTCGCTCTGCTCTTCGCTTACCTGGATGTTTGCTGGCATGCCAGGCCGTGAGAGCGTGGAGAAGTTAAAGCCGCACCACGTTTTGCCGTTCGGCGGTATCTTTTGCTGGGGATCCGTAAAGCGCGGGTAAACCATATTTGCAGGCATCCCCGTAACCCCTCTCACCCAGCGGCTTAGCTGTCTTTCCAGCTCTTCGTCGTAATCCGGCTCACTGCCAACGGGTATAAGGTATCCGGGCTCTGTGCTGTCGTTACTCATGACCTACGCCTCATCAAGCAATTCACAATGAGCCTGCACAAACCCCGCTCCATAGCGCGTGTACGGATCAACCTTAGTTACACGATAGTTGTATCCCTCATACGGCACGATATCGGCATCCAATCCTTCACGATTACCGTGCGTAAGCCGAAATTGCGTTACTATGAGAATGGCGCCAGCAATGTTTTGCCCGGCAATCATTCGTTGTGCTTCCAGAGAACGGTCAACCGTCACCACACCAGAGAACGGGATAACCTGATCGGTGTTGGTCGGGAAATTATCTTCATCAACCGTTTGCACCTGCCGATGACAGACCAGCGAGGTATCCATAAAGTCCGGATCCAGCAGCACATCGGTAACATCGAGAAGCGGCATTATTTTTTCCTCACGACGTAGTTTATAGATTCGAGCAGATGGCCACGCGCATACAACGGCTTGATGCCTTTAATTGGCGGCTTTGATTTTCTGCGTTTCTGAATGGTTTTATCTGATAACGGCGTCAACCGGTCACCAGAACCGATTACTGCTTTTGAGGCGTCGCGGGCGATTTGACCAGCTTTCTCCAGTTGACTAACAGCTGCATCCTGCTTGCCATCCAGAGCAGCTTCAGCAGCGGCTTTCAGGCATGCTGTGGTCCTCGTTCTGGAATCTTCAATCCCCATATCGAGAAATGGACGGGGCGGTAACGTCACCACCTCGCCATCAATTTCAACGGTTGCCCCTGTCGATTGCAGATAACCCAGTTCTGCGTTCGTCAGCGGGGCGTCTTCGCGCTTTGGACCATCCGGGATACCCACCAGCACATCCATACCTGAAAGCTGGCGTAGAGACTCCAGAACAGACTCAGCGTTATCTGTGGTAATCGTTAATCCGGATTTCATTAAGGCGTACCTAACTGAATAGCCCCGGCACCGAAGATCATGAGGTATTCCCAAAACTCTGAGCCATAGCGCGTGTTGTTCCAGAAACCTGCATCCGGGTTAAGCGTCATGCTGGCGTCATAGCCCACAGAGACCTTGTCCACTGATTTAGATGTCTGAACGCCACTATTCGCCCCACCTGAAGCGCCAACAGCAGCACTTCGCATATCAGCCGCGTATAACGCCATGTAATGGGCGACAAACAGCTCTACTACGTAGGGGAAAATATCCTCACCAAACCGCGCCTCACTCATGAGGACATCCGCCAGATTCAATCTGGCCTGGATCATCGGAGTCGGGTATTTATCTTCATCAGAAAATTGCGGGAAGTCGGTCCGGAATTTCTCAGGCGTCGGCAGGCTTTTGTTTTTTGCCATTGGCTTTAGCCTCTGTGAGTTGCGCTTCAAGCTCGGCGATTCGGGTATTCTTTTCCGCCACCTGTGCTTCAAGCTCGGCGATACGCGGATCGTCTACCTGTGCAGGCGCTTCACCATCGGGTGAGCAATGCGCTTTCACAAACCAATGCTCTGCAACAGCATCATCAACATCATGAAAACCTGCAGCGAATGGCGTGATTTTGTCGCCGTCGTTGAAATTAAACGCGGTCAGTACATAGATTTTCTTCATCGGGATTCCTTAGAAAAAAGCCCCTGTTAAGGGGCTATGCCTGGATTAAATGCCATCCATGTAGTTCAGGGTTTCCGGGTAAACCGGCTCAACCGCGCCCAGCTTGCCGTAGTAAGTCACCAGCTGATACAGGCCGCGATACTGGATCGGGACGCTCTGCAGCGGGACCATCGGGAAGCGCACAAACTTCTTATCGTTGGTATAGGCCACCATGCGATCTGTACCGCCAACACCACGCCCCTTCATCCATTTAACCGGACGAATGTTCAGCGGTTTGCCGTTCTGGTGGTAAGCGATAGTGTTTGTCTCCAGATAAGTCAGCAGAGACTGGTTGCCAGCGCTGGAAACGATGGTGCTCGCCAAGAACGAATACTGTTCTGGCGGGATAAGCAAGTCTTCCGGCACTTTAGAGTAAGCAGAGCGGGTCCATGCGTTGCTCAGCACCTGGTTAATGCTGGCGCGGATTTCGTCGGGAGTTGAAGTGGCCCACGTTTTGGTTGCGTTGGTCGGGGTCACCTGAGACAGGTTAAGCAGACCTTTCGCACCTTTTGCGGCGTCACCGATATAAACCTGCTCATCGGTATCCATGTTCCACTTCAGCTGCATACCGTCATATTTCTGGGTATCAATCGGGCGACCGACCTGTGCCGCAGCATTCAGTTCGATAACCGTCCAGCCCAACTCCATACCCCATAATTCCAGGGGGAAGCCTTTTTTCTCGATATCAACATTGATACCTGCAATAGCTGTAGCCAGCGGACTGATCCAGTTTTTACCGTTGGCATTCGGTGTTCCCGCAGCGGCAAAGGTGGTGTTGGTAAAAGAACTCATTTCGTCAGCGATAGACACGTCTTCGCGAAGTTGAATATCGCGGCTCCACGTCTGTGAGGTCAGCGGAAGATTCAGCGTCTGATCCAGGCGCTCCAGCTCTCCGATGAGAAAGGCACCAGAACTGTCTACTGTTGCCTGGTCAAATGTCATTGGCATTTGCGATTTCCTTAAATGTTGAAGGCCAGTTCAATGTTGCCGTTAGCATCGCCAGGGCCATTGAAGTAAGCATTGGTAAGCTGGACAGTGTTATCGCCATCAGCAGCAGCCAGGAAGGCGCCAAGTGGGCTGGATGCAGTCGGAGTGGCTACACGCATATAAACCTCTCCACCAAGCGTAACGGCGCTTGCATCAGAGCCAAGATTTACCGTGACATAACCACGCTTCATGCAATCACCAGCAAAGTTGTAACCAGTACCGATCTGGCGAACTTTATCTGGCTGTGTTGTGGTCGGATAAGGTCGTACATAAATACCAACCACTACGGCTGCGGTATCAGATGCCTCGATCGGCACAAACTTACCTGCGGAGAACTTCCCGGCAAGGCCATAGGCACTGAATGCTTTAGTGCTATCCAGCGTTTGCGGTTCAACCGTCAGATCCTGCGGACGTGAGATTGCACCGGGGATGCCTGCAGGCATCCGGTAGAGAAAAGTGTTATCCATTGAATGCCTCGTTAGCGTTTGGCCCAGATTTCTTTCGCGGCGGCGTTGATCTCCGCGATGGTTTTGGTGGTATTGGTGTTCATTGAGCGGAAGCTGTCACCAGTTTTAGCGGCTGTATTGCGGTTTTTCGCCAGTTCAGAAACAGCGTTAAATGCCATATCTACAGTGGCTTTTTTCAGTTTGGTGATATCAGCATCACCGACGATAGAGCGCACCATCGCCTGATCGGCAGTTGACAGCACTGAGCGCTTGAAGGCGGTAGGTTTTGCCTTCGACGGTAACTGGATACCCGGTTGAATCAGATCAGCACGATAAGCGGCGTCACCAGTAATAGCGCCTTCCTCTTCCTTTTTCTCCTCCTCGTCCTCCTCATCGCCAGTAGCGGAGGCTGCAGGAGTGAGCTTGGCTACCGCTGCGATCAGCGCTTTACCCCATTCCGGGATTTCTTCCTCAGCATCACCTGTTCCTGGCAGAGTTGGCGCTGGCATTGGATTTTGCGGAGACAGGTTAATAACCACACCGCCAGGAGTGACAGACGTTGATACATCATCATCCCCAGTCACACTATCCGGTGGGTTATCAATCAAGCTCGCCATTTCGGCGGCATCGTTGGTTTTGCGGGCCTTAAGAAGCCGGGTAAACCAGTGTTTAGTAGTGCTAGGCATAGCATCCCCTATTTTGCAACGGAAACCAGCCCGCCCATTAGGGACGAGGGCCAGATGGTTACCGGTTATCGCAGATTGATTTGCGAGGCCGGGTGAAATTTGTTCGTAATCTGCGTCATAACCGCAGCTCACCTCATCATCGCCATCATCAATCGCCTGAAGTGCTTCAGGACTTTTAACAATGACATCAGCAAGTAGCAGGTCTGATTTATCCCCCTCACCGCGCCTGACGTTCTGGATGTGTCCGTGTGCCAGTTGCCGCCAGTTTTCAGGGGAAACAAAAATGATGTCGCCATTAAAATCACGTGGATGGCCTATCGTTACCGCCATCCCTTCAAACGAGGCCATCGCGCGTTCGCTGAAAACTTCTTCAGGAGTTCGGCGGACAATGATTTTTCCCCACACGTCCGGGGTTAGTTCTGGCCTTTCGGTTTTGTCGTACTCCTGCTCGCCAGTGCGCCCAATAGGCACATCCTTGAACAGCACTGAGCCATCAGCGAGCTGGAAACGGGTGTTCCCCAGTCGGGTTTTAAAGAAATATTTCATGGGTTACCTGCTGAATGGCGGGCATAGAAAAGGCCGCTCAGTAGCGGCCCGGTCGAATGGGATAATTGTTCAAAATTGGCGTCTATTTAACATAATGGTTCTTACCCGCACCGCCAAAAATGGACTGGATTAAAATGTCCTGTTAGAGCCTCATAACCAGCAGTTTTCCGGCCGGAAATTCAGCCTTTTTGAATACAACATTTTCGTAACATTTAACGGCTATTGCGGTTCAGGCAAAAGGCGATATGAAAGCCGTATTTTTTACTTTCTTGGCTCAGGGATCTGCACTTCTGACCAGCATTTGCAATTCGGAAGGCACCCGGCGTGTCCGGTCATGCCATCGAGCGTCGGAGGGTTATCCCAGCGAACAAACTTATCTTTCATTTTTCGGTGTGATGGTCGAGTGCCTGCGCCTTCAATCCTCCACCAGTACCCCTCAGAACCAACAGCCAGAGCACGCGCTTGCGTCAATGCTCCGGTAGCTCTGCCAATTTCAGTACGAGCAATCATCTTTGCCCTGCTGGCTGCAACGCCTCCAGTCTGCATGATCATCTCGTAGAGTTGCTCTGGTCGTTCGCCTCTCACTACCGCCTCAATTGCCCGTGACTGGATGTCTCTCACCCGGTCAGCGGATTCAAGGGGGAGTGATTTCATCAGCTGAACTTGCCGATATACGATATCCTGCGCTACCTGACCAACAGGCGTATTCCCTACCACATCACGCAGGCCCGCACCGATTTCCTCAGATACCGATCGCCACTGTTGCCACTCTTCACGCTCAACCTGCAGGAACATTTTCCGGGCAACCATTTCCGCCCAGTTATCCAGTAACACTGAATAATCAACTAGCGTACTGGCTGTTCTATCAGCGCTTGCCTGTGAACCATCGTAAGAGCCCGCTACGATTTCCCCTATCTGGTTTGCTATCGCCAGTAGGCTCTTTCGGTATTGGGTCTCCGAACGTCGGCGGAGGGCTGGTTTCAGATTCATCCTCCTCCCACTGGGACTTCGCATTTTCTATGTCCTCATCTGAAATTGACGCGCCAACGCCAGTCACATCCGACATTTCTCGAAGGTCGGTCAAGGCAGCGGCGGGAGACATACCCAGGTCACGCACAGCAGTAGCCAGCGCGGTTGTTGTATTCGTCGCCACCGTGGAGCGATCCAGGTCGCTCATCTGCCACAGGGGATTAAACTCAAACGTGAAATCTTTCGGCAACGGTTCGCCAAACTCTGAGCGATGCAGTACATCGAATAACAGGCGGATGTGAGGCCGTAAATCTCGCTCCTGCAGAGTTCCCACGTCATCGTAGTAATTCGCCAGGTCAGCATCACCGGTTGAAAAACCCTTCGGCGATTGGCGGAACAAGCGGACCAACGGTATCCCCACAGCCCCGGCGATATCCTCTTTAAATTCACTAAGCAGATCTGATAGACCAGCAAAAGAATAGGAGTGGGTTTCAAAGGTGTCATCGGCATCAAAAAGCGACATCCCCTCATTTGTCTGGTACTGGCGAACCAATTCCATTTGCTTAACCAGCGCTTCGAATGGTTTACCGCCCATGGCGATAATCTCACGCAGCTTCTTAATTTTTGCCGTACGCAGATGCGCCTTATAGGCCAACTGAGCAGCGCCAACGCTGGTACTGTCGTAGGAGGTCAGGCGGTCAAAAATACGTTCAACAACAGACATTCCCCACTCGTTCTCGGTGATTTTCTGCTGGTAAGGCAGTCTCACACCATCCATGCGAATCAGGCGACTATGGTGAACAGTCCACGCAGGAAGCCCCTGCGCCGTTGTCACGATGTCGTAGAACTCTGGTTTACCGAGGTTAGGCCCAAGTGCTTTTATGCGCCTGGTAAGCTGCGGGTTAATCATCCAGCGGTCGAGAACAGCAAGGCCCTTAAAACTGCCTTTCCCAACCTTATCCAGCATCAGTGGCGTCAGAGGTGCTTGTCCTTCAATCAGAATCAGCGCTACAGCCCCGCCATATAGTCGTGACCATTTCAGCGTTTCGTTGATGCAATCCCACAACTGAAGTTCATCAAAACGTGATTCCAGAATGCCACGACGTTTCGGGTCAATCTCACTGGTGATGCGAACGCCCTTTTTGGTCATATCGTCCGCTTTTGAATCAACAGCGGCACCAATGATCCAGGAGGAACGGTAAGCCCACTCAATGAGAAGGCGGTTACGGCTGGTATAGTTCGCCCGGTATGTCGATGCAGCGTGCTGGTTCGGCTGCTGCATGCCAACACGTGCAATAAAGTTATCGTACGAATCCGCCGTGGCGACTCGTCCCGTTTTCTTCGCCATGGTTGCGATACTCCAGATTTGATAGCTGTGACGAACCGGATAATTTGTTAAAAAACGGCCTGATTTAACATAATGACTGTTACCCGCACCAGCCGGATCCTTCCCATGATGAAATGTCCGCCAAAGGCTTATTTCACCAAGAAAAGTGGCTAAAAGTGCTTGAATAAAACCTGCATAAATAGGGTCAAAAAGTGAATAGGGTTAATTTTGCTCGAAGCGGTTATTTCCAGGTATTTAGCTGTTCCCCAGCGCTTCCCAGATATCCATAGCCGTATCGGTAGGAGCGAACGCCATGATGAAAGCATCTGCCACGTTCGGCGATGGGACATCACGCTTAGCCAGGTCCTTTTTACTCTCGACCATCACGCGTCCGTTCTTATCAAAATCACGGTGAGGGGTAGTCAGTTCCAGCTTTAGCTTTTCCAGTAACGGGCAAGATGAATCAATGCTTATCAACTCATCAACTGGATACTGTTCACCGTTATTAATTGCGTTGAAGGTATTACGGAACCGATCGGCAACCAGCCACCAGGCTTGCGCTTTAAGGTTGGCGAAAAAGTCTTTATTCGGAATGCCAATATATTCATTGTCCGGCTCGTTCACGCCAGCACCAGCATTGAATCGCTGGTAATTAATACGTGAAGCGTTCATGTTCTCGCGTTTGCGATCCTCGTTTATCTCAGAGAATTTGGCACCTGCGGAAGCGCCTACGCCTATTGAGTCGTATACGATATCCGCTTCACGCCCTGAGACATTCGACAAGCTTTTTATGGCTTCAGTAAGGGCGAGCGTCGCGCTTCCAGTGCCAGCAAG